TTATGAGTGCGAAAGAGAAAGCAGAAGAATTAATAGATAAATATTTAGATATAACATTAAACGTTGAATCAGATGATGATATTAATAAGTACACAGCTAAACAATGTGCCTTAATAGCAGTTGAAGAGCTTATACGAAATTCATTTCCTGGTGTAATAAAATGTCATTGGGAAGAAGTAAAACAAGAAATAGAAAAGTTATGAGTCCAGAACAAGAAGCCGCAGAGCTAGTAAACAAATATTACAATCTATTTAGTATAGATTTAGAGAACAGTATTAGCATGTATGAGGCGGCCCATTGCGCCTTAGAGGCTGTTGATGTAATCTTAAATGCAGATATTCCTATGTCGGAAGAGGATGCTGATGCCTTCTATAACCATTGGACTCAAGTGTATAACGAATTAGAAAAATATGAGGGGATTTACTAAAGACGGAGTTAACCTAGATGTTTGTGCTTACTGTAAATGCACTCTTGATGAGTATAGTCGTACAATAGACCACTTAGATCCTAAGAGCAGGGGAGGGATATTAAGTAAGAAGAATAAAGTACCTGCGTGTGGAGATTGTAATAAGTTAAAAGGTAGCATGAATATAGATGAGTTCCATAGGGCCTTAAATGGTTTGATATACTACGAGCATACTAAACATAAAGAAAGCCTATCACACCTAAAGAAGGTTAAGCTAAATGTAGAATCAATAATAAACAGTAGAAAGAAATGACAGATAAAGAAAAGATAAAAGTACTATCTAATTGCTTTGATAAAGAAAATGAGTAAGTTGTTAAAAATAACATCTAATAAATATGAGTAGTTTACTTTACGACATGATACTAATGGAGGCTGATAAGATTAGCTTCCTTAAACAAAAAGACCTAGAACTATATTACAAGAGCCACACAGGTGAGATAGTTCCATTGGCAGAAGCGTATTCTCCTGAAGTACAGGAAGTCCTTAAACAACTTCTCAAAAGGAAGCGCATGAGATATTTCATTACTTTTGCCGAAGGGCTTGATGTTATGGAGACTCTAAGCAGATCCACAAATAAACTCATATTGCTCTTTGCGAAGAACATGGGTTACGATAATAAGATAAAGGACTGGACAATAAGAGATCTCCATGGCTCATTAGGCACTAACATGAAATTCATTATTAAATCATTAAAGGTTTTATGCGAGAAGGATGTTATTCGATTTACCATAAAGAGAAACAAAAGAACATATATGGTTAATCCAGTTTATTTCTATAGAGGGTCAATCAAGAGTTTATTCCTCGCAGTAAGGAAGTACGAATCAGAGTTCCCTAGAAGAGGGAGCGACTTAAAAGAAATTATATGAACGTAATTAAACACACTAAGAATACCCACGAGATAAAGTTAGAGGGTATGGATGTGAAGATAGCTATGATGTCAGATTTACATTGGGATAATCCCAAGTGTGACTGGGAGCTATTAAAAAGAGATTTAGATTATTGCGTATCAGAGAATATCCCTATTGTTTTCAATGGGGACTTTTTTTGTTTAATGCAAGGTAAGGGAGATCGCAGAGGAAACAAGTCTGACATCCGACCTGAACATAACAACGCTAAGTATTTAGATAGTATTGTTGAGACAGCTGTGGAATGGTTTACTCCATACGCACACCTTATGACTGTTATAGGATATGGTAATCATGAGACAGCAATTATCAAGTGGCAGGAGACAGATATACTACAGCGATTTGTAGACCTACTTAATTACAAATGTAAGTCCAATGTATATACAGGAGGCTATGGTGGATGGATTAATTTTAATGTACTTACTCGTGGTGCAACTTACTCTTCTACAAAATTAAAGTACTTTCATGGATCAGGAGGCGGAGGCGTAGTTACAAAGGGCGCATTAAACCTTACTAGAGCATTAGAGATGTATGAAGGATTTGATGTATTCTCTATGGGCCATATACACGAGAATAGTTGTCGTAATGATGTTAGAGATACTGTAGTTAGCTCACCTAAGTTAGGACTTAAAAATGTATTGAAAGAAATTCATCTTATGATTACTGGAACGTATAAAGAGGAGTATGAGGATGGGTCAAAAGGATGGCACGTTGAGAGAGGTGCGCCACCTAAACCTGTAGGAGGTAGAATACTTACTATAAGTCATAAGAGATTCATGAAAGATGGATCTGATATTACTGTAAAACAAATAGATAGTATTAAGTTTCCATTATGAGAATCAATGCTCAAATAGAAGAAATGTGTAATGTCGTTGAGATGTTCTTAATGATAAAGAAGAATGTATCTATCAAAATTGTCTTTGACAATAAAGATAAAGAAGAACATCACATACAGCTGCTTCACCAGGCGTATGACGTAGCTGTAAACTTTTTTACATTTGGTAGATAATTATGTTATAATATTTTTTATATCTTTGACAAAAATAATCTATGAAGACAGATAAATATTGGGCTTCTAACCCTGATAAGAATGGAAGCTACACAGACAAAGGAAGAGTAGAGGGAAGACCTGCTGCTGCTCCTACATTAAAGGATGAGGCTGCTACATCAAAACAAACATTTAAGTTGATGTACAAGAATACTAAAGATAAAAAATACTGCGACTAATGAAAAGAAATGCACTAAAAAAAGCTATGATGTCAGAATACATGGGATCTGAAGCTGAAGAAAAATACTCTTCTAAAAAAGATAAGATGAAACACGAGAAAGGTGAATCTAAGAAGATGGAGATGAAAGAAAAAATGATGTCTAAATTTAAAAAGAAAAAATAATGGGTAAGTACACTGATGGACCAAAAAATGATTACACTTCAAATCCTAATGCCACATTCGGAATGGGTAAAAGAAAACCAATGGCAACTAAGCCAATGTCTGAAGTTCCTTCTTCTAGTAGAGGTCTAGAAAAGCCAGTAGGTCCAGGACCAGTAGGTCCAAAGACTCCAGGTAAAATAGGGACTTTAATTAATAAAGCTAAAGAAAAAGCAAATTCACTTTATAATAAAAGTGCTGGAAGAACTGTATCATCTGTATCTAAATCTTTTGACGGTAAAGAAGTTCAAGGAAAACGTGTTGACGTAAGAAATCCTGGTTTTATCCCTTCAGATATCAAAAGATCTAAAGAAGTTTACAAAATGCCTGGGGGAGGTAAACATGTTGAGAAAACTAAATTCAATATGAAAGGAGATGTTGTTTCAAAAAAAGTAAAAGATATTAATGTTAACCCTTCAAATTCTTCTATACAAAAAGTAAATAGAACTGAAAATAGAATTAGTAAAAAAACAAGTATAATTGAGGGTAGAATTAGCAAATTAAAAAATAAATTAGGTTAATGCTTAACAAAACTTCAGGCGTAGATCCTATTCTAATAAAAAAGGCTTACGCTAAGTATAAGAAGATGAAGAAGAATAAAAAGAAGTCTGATACAGGCTACTATACTTCTGATGATATAGCTGCTAAGCAGTCTGAAGCATATACAAGCGATAAAGGGTACTAAGTAAAATAGTATTTACATTAAGAGCCACTATAATAGGTGGCTTTTTTTTGTCACTAATATTTGCTAAATTTGTGACATGAGTAAAAGAAATAAAGAGATGCTCGATATTCGCACAGATGAATGGAAACCTTCACACGCAGAATTTGAGTACCCAAAACCATTTGTAGATTGGATAAATTCAATCAATAGCGGATGGCAGAATAAGATTTACCATGAACCATTTGAGGTTTACTGTAAACAAGCAGAGCTATGGAATCAAGACCATTCAGATATACTTGACTTCGATACAGAAGATGAACAAGTAGAATGGCTACTAAGGGAGATACAGCGATGTAAGGATAACACCTTATACTTCTGTAATAAGTATGGATATATCAAGGAGGATAGGTCTGAGAACGGTATGCTTCCATATAAAGCCTGGGATGCTCAGAAGGTACTTCTATTCCTATTCGACTGTGGGTATTCATTAATGATTGGTAAGGCACGACAGATTGGTTTTACTACTACGATGTGTCTAGCAGGAATGAAGCGTGTAAACTTCAATAAATCCTACTTCATTAAGTTTGTTACGCACTCCAAAGATAAAGGTGTGGAGATTTTTAGGGATAAGGTGAAATGGACATATACTAAGCTACCTGATGTTATCGCTCAAGAGGTAAAGAACTGGACGGACCAAGTAATGTCATTTGACAAGAAAGGAGATAAGAAAGGTAGAGAGGATGGGGGTGCATCACGCTTCCAGGTAGATACTCCAGCTGTAGATGCTATCAATGGTGGATCTCCATCAGCGGTATTCATTGATGAGATTGGTTTATTTGAGATATTCGGTGAGATGATGCGTGAAGGTAGACCTGCCTTATTTAAGTACAATCCTGATACTGGTAAGATGACTATGCAGCAACAGTTCTTAGCATGGGGTACAGGTGGAGAGATGGATAAGGGAGGCTCTGTATTTGAGTCTGAGTTCAAGATGTGTCTAAAACAATGGAAAGAAAAAAACTACGATTATGGTATTATACCTCTATTCTTTAATGCTTACGCAAGGCGAGGTGTTAATGATGCTCACATTAATAATGAGAGAAAGGCTTATTTAGCACTTGAAGGGACAAAGAAAGGCGATGTAGCTAAGGTTCAGTTCCATCAGCATTATCCTATTACTATTGATGACATGTTCTTACGTAAATCACGTACTTTAGTGCCTATTCATACCTGTAATCAGCGATTAAATGACATCTACGGCATGGATAAGCCACTAGATTACGGTTATTTTGAGCCTATACTAGATTTAAGTAGACCTACGCCTGATTTATTGACTGAATTTAGGATCATAGGGGCTAAATGGGTGTCTACAGGGTCTAGGGAGGACGTATCTACCTCTGCTGTAATCATACATCACCCTCCTTTAGGGGAGAAATGGAAGAATAGGTGGTATCAAGGGACTGACCCCATCAACTCTGAGACAGGACACTCCATGATGTGTAGTGCTATATGGGATTCATTGACGAATGCTGTATCATCTGTAGTCTTCCACAGAGATAGGAAGTTTAAGCAAACATATCTACAGGTTCTGTTGCAGAGTTTATACTACGATCAGATAGGTAGGGGTGGTGTTAAGGAGTTAGTGGAGAATAACATTGGGGATATGCATGTTGACTTCCAGGAGATACATGGATTCAAGACTAAGTTTACGGCTAACGCACAGTTGCCAGAATACTTCCATACGCATGGAGGAAAATGGTTTGGTATATCGAATAAGGCTAATACAGCACCTAGGATAATGGCTAAGCTGGAGGAGATGCTTGAGGCATACGCTAATAACATTGATATTCCTTGGCTATGGGAACAGTTAAAGACTTTTGTGGAGAAAGATTTAAAGAGTCAGACTAGTCATAGACAAACGAGGTATCAGGCAGCCGATCCACGATACGATTATGATGATGCTATATTCGCTATAACATTTGCTTACATAAATAGTATTGCTCACGCAAGATATGAACCAGAGAATGTTAAAACTGATGGTGGGATAACTAATGTTGAGATACGATTTGTG